GACGTTTTTGACGCGCTCTTTTGTGAGGAATACTATGGGTGGTAGTGAATTGTTGTTTGTGGGTCCTTTGCCCAAATGGTTGTTGGAGGAAATTCCAATGTGGTTGCACAAGGGAGCTGAAGATAATGATTTTTTGTCCACTGTCAGGACTGCAGTTAGAGGCGCGGCGTTCTGGGGTCGTTCCTATTTCAGTTGGTTTTTGTCATGTCTGCGAGATAGTGACACTGGCAGAAAGTTTTTGGATTTGCTTGACACTGAAGCGATTTATTGTCAGGCTTCACGTCCTTTTGTGTGTGGAAAAAGTCGTGTCATTGAGCGTGAACGGGTTTGCTTTAATTGGCGATCAAAAGAGTACTCCCGTTTGAGTAATATGTATGAGTGTCCTGTCATGTACAAGAAAATTCAGTTTCGTAGTGCAGAAGCGGCTTATCAGTGTGCAAAAGCATTCTTTTGCGACGACTCCGAACCACTGCGATTTGAGGACATGACAGCGCTTGAGGCCCAACGTTCTGGGAAAAGGATTGTGGTCAATTCAGCGTGGAATAACTCTCGAGTTAAAGTGATGGAAGAGATACTACAGTCGAAATTTTCAAATCCAGAGATGTTGGACGCTCTTCGTTCAATAGGTGATGCTGTTTTGATTGAGTGGACCCCCAATAAGTTTTGGGGGTCCGGCTTACGCATTGACACGGATCCCCGTGTTCAGAGCGACATCCCAGGTGAAAATTACCTGGGGCGTCTCCTCATGGATGTGAGGAGGAAATTTTGTGTTTAAATTCGTTTGCTAGTTACGTGATTTAAATTTGTGCTAAAGCTATGGCGGAAGGTAACGATATTGGTTCTGGCGTTGCGATGTCCCTTATGGACAATCGCGTTGATTTGAATGTTGCGGCTGGGACAATGGATGTTGTCAAGTCGTCCCAATCGTTGAATGTGGGTGGAGTTCAACCCACAACCCGTTCTACCGTTTCTGATATACTGAAGCATGAGACAACGTTGTCTTATGTTTCAATTGCTCCCTCTACAACTCGTGGTACGGTTTTATACCAAACTCCGATAGATCCTTCAGCTTTTAATTCGGCAGGTTCACCCTCTCGCGTTTCTTGGT